GGTCACATCCGGTGTGGTTCGTAATGAATGGGAAAATCCAGGTATAAAAGCTGAAGCAAATCCTGGCAAATTAGTTGGTATGACCACAACAAGTTTATACGGTGGATTTTCTATGTATAATAGTCTCAAGTGGTGGAAACCTGTTGGTATGACTAAAGGTAAGATTGCTATTAAACCTTACGAGAAGGGATATGAGAACTGGCACGGTTGGTTAAAACAACATATGAAGGACGAATATAACAAGGCTATGACACAGAAGGAAGGTGTCTCTGGCCCAGTCACAGGCGCAAAGAATAGGGTTCTGGCAATGATATTCAAGGCTTGTGGTATCAAACAATCGGACTTTATGCATGGTTTTGAACGTGGTGCGTATTATTCATGTTTTTATGAAAATACAAAAGAATTTCTATGTAATCAAATTACAGAGGATAAATTAGTGATGAAGCCACTATTTAAAGAAGACACCAAAGCCATAGTGGATTGGTGGAAACCAAAAGCAATCGAAAGATATAAGAAACTAAAAGCAGAAAATAGGTTAAATCCTAACAAACTGTTTTATAATGTAATGACCGGTCAGGATTATGAAGAATCTAAAAAACTCTTCTTTGATGCTGTAGGTCGTTAAATATATGGGAAGAACATTCAGAAAAAACGATAGGTGGAAGAAAGACAGACGTGACCAAAACTTCCGCAAGAGCAAGAAGTTCAAAGAGGTAAAGGACGGATATATCCATCCAAAATCTCACTTACCAAAAGTAGATTCCGAACCAATTGATATAGATGATAATTCTTGATATAATATTGGTAATTGTTGTAAATCTATTGGCTTGGACAAATATAAAACAAGCCAGAAAGATTAAGGCGTTGGAGTTGGCTAATAAACTTCGCATAAACGATATAAATTCTTTACAGAGGAATCAGAACGTGATAGTATCTTCATTTAAGGAATTACATCGTATTATAAGAAGGTATGACAAAAGCGCCAAAAAGCAACTCCGAATCGACAGTAGAAACCAAGCGTAAAGGTCGTAAGAAAAAGGAAGAGGGCACGATTAAGGGTATAGGATTGTTTGACCATATCAAACACATCCGAACTATCCAAGACCCTGACTATTTCACAAATCTTACCGACTTGGACAAAAAGACGTTTTCTCACTTCATGATTTTGAAGGCGTTGAGCATGAATCCCGCCCTTTTGTCTGATATCTCCGACTTATTCAAATACTTCGACAAAGTTCCTTCTCCACAATTCTATAAACTTCTAATAGGTCTGATTCCAATAGACCGAAATTATTATCCTTGGGTAAAACCACCAAAGAGTCAAGTAAGCGAATCTGTGGTAGAGTTAATTTCCAAATATTTTGAAATATCAAAATCGGAAGCCAAAGACTATGCTCTTTTGCTTTTGACAAAACCCGACGGCATCAAGGAATTGGAAAATTTCTGTAGGGACTTTGGTTTCACAGATAAAGAAATTGAGGCCGCCATGAAAGATAGTAATAACAATGAAGAATAACCCAATCGTAATAGGCGTCGGCGGTTTCGCTCGAGCAGGCAAAGATACCTTTGTAAAAGTAGCACGTAAGATTCTTACGGAGAATGGTTACAGTTCAGAGAAGTTGGCTTTTGCTGATGCCTTGAAGAATGAAATTGGCCCATTCATTAAAGAATTTTACGGTATTGATGTGTGGACTGATAACACAGAAGAAAAGACTCTTATTAGACCCTTATTAGTTGCTCACGGTTGTCAAAAAAGAATTCAAACAAACGGAAAATATTGGGTTGACAAAGTGGATGAACAAATTGAAAAAATTGCCAGTGTTCGTGATATGAAAAAACATATCATCTTCATAAGCGATTGTAGATTTCCAAACGAAGTTGATTGGGCACATAACCGTTGGGGTGGGTGGTTTGTTCATATTAAAAGATATTCAATGATAGAACTCCATGCTAAAGAAGGACATCAGAGTTCTTGGTTTCAAAAATTTGATAATGCTCCAAATGACGAAGAAGCCAAAAACGACCCAATTTGTGAAAAGAACGCAGATTATCGTATTGAATTGGAAACTGTAATTGAAAGGGAACTGCGAGTAAACGGTATTAAAATTACCACAGACGACTTGTTGGACAATACTTATCTCAATGAAGAGATTAAGTTATGTCTAACCAAGTGTCCTTTTTTGACTATCAAGTAAAAAGCAGTTCATCGGTATATCTGGTGGAATGTGTTACACCTGAACAAAATAAGATATTTAGAGACACTATCGACAAATATCATAGTTATGTCAAATACAAAGATTCGCCGACGAGGAATATTCGGTGGTTGGTTTACGAGACAGAGAGTGGAAATCATATTGGAGTTACTGGTCTGTCTTCTGCAACCATTGGGGTAGGAGTTAGAGATAGTTTTATAGGTTGGGACAACGATACAAAGATAAAGAATCTTAAGCATCTTGCCAACAATTCTCGATTCTGTCTAATTGCTCCAAATATAACAATAAAGAATGCCGCGTCATCAACTTTAAAACAATTGAGAATTGAGGGAGCAAAACGATGGAAATCCAAATATGGCGACGATTTGATTCTATTAGAGACGTTCGTTCAGCCCGAACGTGCTGAGGATTATAAAGACTATAAAACTCGCAACGGGAGTTGCTATCTAGCTGACAATTGGTTGATGGTCGGAGAAACTCAAGGTCATCATATTCGAAAAACTCCTATGAAGATGTGGGCGAAAGAAAAGGGTGAGAGGGGTAGATTGGCTAGAGAAAACCCGGAAGAGTGTCTTAAAAAGTATGCCGGTTACTTAGGCGACCACACAATATCCGGTTACAAAGTCACGAAGACGGCCAAAAAGATTATGTTTCTAAAACCGTTGGTAAAAGATTGGAAAGAAAGATTACTCAAATGAAAGTTCTATTGTTTGGTTCTAAAGGTTATATCGGTTCTGAATTTACACACCAATTCAGTCGCATCCACGACGTTCAGTTACATACTGCTTCATCCAGAAAATCAGACGGTAGTTACTATTCCTATAAAGAACTTGAATCCTTGATTGATAGCTTCGATAAGTTGGGTGTCATTGTAAATTGTTCGGCATATATTGGAGTAAATTCAGTGGTTGATTGTGAGAAAGCCAAAGACACGACAATTTTAGCCAATGTTATTTTTCCAACAATGTTAGGACAAATTTGTAAGGATAGAGATATCATTCTCGGTCATCTATCATCAGGTTGTGTATTCAATGGATATACGGCAGGCGGATATAAAGAGGATGATAATGTCATGCTAAGTTTCAGAGATAAGTGTAGTTTTTACACAGGAACTAAAGTAATGGCCGAAGAATCTCTTATAGGAGTTGAGAAGAAATACATTTGGAGAATCAGACTTCCATTTGATTGTTTTTCAAATCCAAGAAATTATCTGACTAAGCTGATGAAATTTGACAGACTGATTGTTGCCGAGAATTCATTATCAAACAGAATAGAAACGGTAACTGCCTGTATCCATTGTCTCTATGACAAAGTGCCGTTTGGAACTTATCACGTCACAAATCCTGGCGGAATTAGAACCGACGAGATTGCCGTAATGATTAGAAAGTATATTGACCCTACGAAAGATTTTCAATACTTTGAATCTACAGAAGAATTGGATAAACTTACAAATATACCAAGGTCAAACACTGTATTGAATAGTGAAAAATTAGCGAACGTTGGCATTTATATGTCTCCAATTAATGCTTCGGTTGAATATGCCCTAAAGAATTGGGCGGAGTAATAATTATCTTACCACTGTCGAAATCAATTGATTGTTTAGATGGAAGTTTATCCTATTGTCGTTTGGAACCTTTGACAGTAGTTGTGCTGAAAAGGATTGTGCTCTTGAGGCGAATGCTATGTAGTTCTGTTTACATTGATTGAATCTTGCCTGTTTCTTATCCTGTGGGTCACAAGAACACATTCTCACCAAGATATCCATACACGCAACAAGATTTTGAGTTTCTGGACATAATCCAACTAACCCATTTCCAACTAAAAAATGATAACAATCATTCGGTGAATTAAAGTTCATTAAGGTAGTTTCAATAATGATGTAACAATTCCATAAAGTATCAATGAAGATATGCAGATTGCCGGTAAAAATGCCAATATCAAAATATTAAATATTGATAATGGAAAACATATGAAT